TGTTTGGAATGGAACATCCTTAACTATAGCTGGTGATGTAACAATAGGAAGTACATCTGGTTCAACAATAGCTTCTGGTGCAGCTAGTGGAGCTACGGCTTTACAGCCAGGTGAAGCAGCATCAGATGTAAATTCAAATTCAACAACTATTTCCGGTGGAAAAATTAGAACAGGAACGATAGAGTCTACAGGATACTCTTTTTCTGGCGTAGATCAATTTTCTACAAGTGGTACTCAAATAAATCTTGATAATGGATCAATAACATCTAAAAACTTTGCTATTGATAGTTCGGGCAGCGCTTATTTTAAGGGTACGATTACAGCTTCATCTGGAACAATAGGTGGTTGGAATATTGGTACAGCATCTGGTTTTGCTGGTAGTATTTATGTTCAAAATGGTTCAGATCTGTCACTCATGTCACCAACTGGATTAGCATGGTTTAGCTCCGGAGTTGTGACTACCCAAATAACTGGTTTTGGTGATGGCGTTAAAACAGGCGGTGCTGGCCTAGCAGCATATAGGCTAAGAAATATATCTATTGGCACTAGCACTAGTCAACCATCGGGTGCGGCACTTGGTGACATTTATTTAAGATATTAAGTGAGATAATAATGTCTATTGAAGTATATAACGGTAGTACATGGGTAAATATTTCAGATCCAGAAGTTTACGATGGATCTTCTTGGCAAAATGTTCAAAAAGGTGAAGTTTATGATGGATCCTCTTGGAGAACTTTTTTCACTAGATTTAGTGGAACAATAAACAATCCAACTATCACATTAAGTTCTAGAACTATTAATTCAATAACTGTTCAGGTAACACTTCCTACTGGTTCTCCATATAAAACTCAAATAACAGTTTATAGAACAAGTAATGTACTCGGAGCATCTTTTGTTCCGGCAACAGCTGCGGTAGGATCTATATCTGGAACAAAAACAGAAACAGGTTTATCTCCAAATACTTCATATGAATTCAGCGCGTACGCCACATATTATGATGCGTCAACCAACGAGCAAGTTGGGCAAAGCGCAACCGTAACAGCAACATTTTCTACTTTAGCTTATATTATAACAACCCCAACAACTCCCACTAACTCCGCTAGAACAACATCTTCTTTAAGTTTTCAGTCAACTAGCAACCCAGAATATACTAGGAACGGAAGCGCTGCTTATATTGAATTTGAATTTTATCAATTAGATATTTTCTCTGGATGGGTTTATTATACAAGTGTCAATAGAAACTTAACTGCAAATGACATCGACCAAACACTAACTGCAACTATTACAGGCCTTAATTCTGGAGACACATTTAGATGTAGGGCTAGAACTGTTTATTCTGGCATAAGCCAAACTAGTGCATGGAGCGCTTACTCAAGCTCAGTACAAACTAAATACTATGAAACACAATATAAACCATCTAGCACAGGACACGCTGCAGCCAATGAAACTGCATACTTCAGCGCCTATGGTGCGTCTGGAACATCATTTAAAGACGCTAACTCAGATTACGCAAAAGGATCAGATAATGATACTGCGACACACTGGTATTCTAATGCATACACAACTCAAAGTGTTCCATCAAATGAAACAAAAACAATAAATAGAATTTCTAGAGACAGTAGCTTTGGAATAGCTGAATATAGGACTAGTGCATCACACAACTTACCATTAAATACAAATACATTAAACTATTCAAGTGTAACAATAAGTAATTTAATTTATTCAAACATAGCTTTATATACAGATAGCTTATATATTGTTATAGAAATAGACATAAACGCTCCATCCGCTTTTGGTGGAACGGTAACAATAAATGGCGCAAGTGGAACAAATGCCAGCTATTTTAATGGATCTTGGACTATAAATCAGGTGGGAACAGCTAATGGAAATAGAAGAATCAGAATCTCTAGGCCTTCTAGTGTTCCGTCAGGTATTGCTCCAGGTGGATCTAAAGGAAGTTCTATTTTTAGTGGAACGGTAAATGGATCTAATATTAGCTCTCTTGGTGGTGGACCTGGCGAATCGGCTATTTATACAAGTAGTAGCACAACTTTATTTACAAGATTTGAAACCACTGGTGGACAAATAAATCAAACAGCAGCGTCTGGAAGTGTTACATATACAGTATATACTACGCAACAAGTTGCAAAATCAGGTACAAATGATGAAACTCTGAGACTGGCTTTTCAGCCAGACTTGCCAACAGGAGCAATAAACGCTCAGTTAGAGTCAATACAAACTAGATGTGGTCCAGTAGCTTCTCCAAGAATTGTAATAGAAGTAAATGGAACAGCTGCTACTAGAACTTTAAGTTCAGGTTTGGCCGCAAATGCAACAGATACATGGTCAGTGCCAAGTGGTATAGCTCCAAATACAACGAATCTAGGTGTTAGTAATTGTTGGTATTTGGCTTTAACGGTCAGATCTGGCACCAGTGGATCTTTATTGTATTCTACTATTACAGAAGTTAAAATAAGATATAGCTATCAAATTTTGGTATAATATACAGGTAGAGGAAATAATGAAATATATAACATATAAAGATCCTAAACATGATGGCGTTGGAGAGTATCCTTATTTTAAGGATTATCTTGGAGCAGATAATGACATACTATCAAATACTAAATTTAATCTTTTGACTGATGATTGTACTTTGTATATTAGTTTTTTACAAGATAATTATGATACTTCCTATTTAACGGAATTTATTATTAATTTATATGATATAAATATATTTAATAGCAGCGAATTAAAACAATACATTGAAAGTTACACGCATTATTCTCTTGATATTGTTTTGGGTTCTGATGGAAAAGAAAGTATAGCCATAATAGATCCTCCACCATTTAACGATTTGACTGACCATAAAAATATAAACATCCAACCTTTTAATGGGTGGGTATGGAATAATGAAGATCAGCACTGGTCTCCTCCAATACTTAAGCCAAACTTAAATCATAATTTTTTTATAGGCTGGAATAATGAGGACATGTGTTGGAATATATCATTTGAAAGAGATATTACTCCTCAAAAAAATAGAGCCTATCAACTATGGCTAGCTGCAAGCCCAGATGGATCTTCAGCTTTTATGGACGCATGTTCAACTAGGCAGTATATGATCAAATCCGCAGAAAATATAACGCACTCAACAAGATTCATAGAAAATTTGATTACTGAATATGGCAAAAAGTGTGTAGAAGAAAACGAAAACCCAAGAAAATACGCAGCAATAAATCTTCATGAAGTTGTAATTGATCTCTCTCCAATAGCAATTATTACATACTCCGAATGCAATCAAAATGCAACAGAATTATTTGAAAAATTATACGCAACTCATCCTCAGTTTTTTTCTAGAACAATACATGAACTGTTTAGATTAATAATAGAATGGGCTTATTCATATAGAGAATTTAACAATAATGAACCAATGGCAGAAACTTGTGACAAAGTGCTAAGAGTACTTCAAATGCCAAAGCATGTTAGAGATTCTTTGATGCAGATAAGGCCACAACAAGTTGGTAAATTTATATTAAATCAAGAAGACACTCTCATAGAGTATGAGGATGGCATAGAATGCCCAGAGGCCTTTTCTAAGTGGATAAATAAAATATATTATTTATTTACACACGTACAAGAAAATGAAAATGTTCATGTAGACTATATTCCAGATTCATATGAAATGTGATATAATATCATTTTACTTAATGGAGAAATTATGGATGAACTAGATGTTAATGTTTTAATTCAAACTTTTAATGAAAAATTAGCTCAGTTAACAACAGAACTAATTGTAAAAGAAGCTACAATAAAACAATTAAATACAAAAATTCAGATTCTATCAGCAGCAGCATATCCTGCTAAAGTAGAAAAAGCAAAAAATGATAACAAGAAACAAACAGATGATTTTGAGTGAGGTAAAAAATGTCAGATGAAACAGTAGAGCCAAAAAAAGAATTTACAATTGAGATTAAAATCTCAGACGCAAATCTTCAATATAGAAGTGACTTTAATGAAGCTGAGACCATTTTTTGGATGGAATCTGTAAAAACATTAATCTTAAAGAACGCTTTCGATAAGGTATCTGGCGAAAAAGCTGAGTAAATTACGAAAAGCCATATATTAAGCTACTATTAAACTAGCTTTATAAATGGAGACACAATGGCCGTATTAGATTTTTTGCCATTTAGGCAAATAGATAAGCAAAATAATAATGCTCTAGCTAAGGCTCTTCAGCCTGAAGAAATTAGAACAATAGGAAAGGCAATGAAAGTTGCTGCCCTTGCCCTGGGTTTTCAGGGTAATACTTTCTATTACAACAATAGAGCTACATTCGAGCCATCTCCATATGACTTTGAAAGAATAATGCAAGCTACTGATACAGACTCCTATGTTAGGCAGGCTTTAAATAAATACAAAGAATTATTCTGGAAAGAAAACTGGACTATAGTAGGAGAAAATCAAGAGGCTGTTTCTTATCTATACCAAAGAATAGATTATATGGAAATGGCTATGAAAAGACCATTTCTAGACTTTTTGATAGAAGTAACTGAGCATTTATTTAAGTATGCAAATGTTTTTGTGGTAAAAGCTAGAGGAGATATTTCAGAATATTTTCCAACACAGATACAAGGCGTTAATGCAGAAATGCCAGTTGTTGGCTATTATCTAATTCCAACAGAACAAGTTAGAATTCTTAGAGATAAATTTAATAGACCTAAATCTTATCAGCAGGCTAGCGATCCGCTAACCTATGCTCCAACTGAAAGAGATCCAGTATGGAACGCTGATAGAGTCATACATATGTATTTGGAGAAAAAAACTGGACGCGCTTTTGGCACACCATTTTTAAGTTCTGTTTTAGATGATGTCGTCGCTCTTCGTCAAATAGAAGAGGATATACAAAACCTAGTGCATAGAGAATTATTCCCTCTGTACAAATACACAATTGGAACAGCAGACCAACCAGCAGAGCCAGATGAAATAGACAAGGCTTCTGCTGAGATAGAAAACTTAAGAGCAGAAGGTGGTTTAATACTTCCTTATAGACATAATATAGAAGTAATTGGAGCAAACAACGCCGCACTTGACGCTACATCGTATCTTGAGCACTTTAAAGAAAGAGTTGCTGTTGGACTCGGAGTTGCCCCACACCATTTAGGCATGATGATGAATGGTGGCAACCGTTCTGTCACAGATAGATTGGACACAGCGTTATACGACAAGATCAAGCAATATCAAAAGCTATTTGCTGAAATGGTAAGAGTGCACATATTCAATGAGCTTCTTTTAGAAGGTGGATTTGATCCAGTTTCTAATCCAATGGAAAATGGAGTTTCAGATCGTTGTTATTTCAAGTTTAATGAAATAGATGTTGATACTCAGGTTAAAAAAGAGACTCATATTATACAAAAATATGTAAATAACATTATTGGGCTAAGTGAAGCTAGATTAGAGCTAGGTTTAGAAGCTGATTATGACGAAGATGACTTGTTCGCAAAGATCCAAGCCAATATACAAATGGACATAGCTAAAAATCAAGCTCAAATAACAGCAAAAAATCAAATGACAGACGTTAAAAAAGATGGGGATAAACAGGCGTCCGCCCCAGAAGGTCAAAGAAATCTACCAAATAGAAGACGTGGCCCTGGAAATACAGTAAGACCAGCAAACCAACAGGGTAGAAATAATTCTCCAAATATTAGAAGATCTGATAATACATGGTTATCTTTAGTTGAAAATCTTTTAGAGTCAGAGT